TCGATCGATGTTTCTGTAGAGTGTTTGGGTATTACCAACCACAATACAAGAATCGGTATTCCAAGTACCAGAACCGATAATTCCTGGAGTAATTCCATAAACTTTTTCAACCTCTTTTGCCCACTGATTTCGCAGTGGTACTGTATGTGTAATAACTAATGTTTTCTGCCCGAGCTTTCCTGCAATTGCTAATCCTGTGAAAGTTTTACCCCAGCTTACCCACGCATTGATGATACTATTATCATTGAGCTCGTCATAGACGGACTGTTGACTTTCACGGAGTACATATTTAAAGCTAGGAAAATCAACAGGCACCATAATCCTCTTGTCCACCACTTCATATTCATTTGGTATTAAATCCGTTCTTCCAATAGGTATACTAACTAAATTTTGCCTCACTCTCGCCATATTTTTTATAACTAGAGGAGGGTCTTTTGGGTTAGGAGCAGGCACTTTATACGTTAATTCTTTACTAAGAATTTCTCTGTATTCAGGTGTTACTTCTAACAATATTCGATTACTGACTACTGCTTTCATACTTTTTTTCTACTATTTTTTAACCGCTCTGTAGAGTAACTATACAGCATCCAGGGCATGTTGTAGATATAAAGAACTCCCGCCCAGTTACAATCACTAGGCGGAGGACGAGGTATAATAAATTTTGTGTGTATTCCATTTAGAAATAATACAGATCCAATTTCTCGTCGTTCTACTTTTCGTATACTATGATATTTTATAGGGCACATCTTTGTTTTTTCATATATAAAAGGAGTGCCCTTTGAATCAATAAAATGTTTATCCCGGGATTTAATTAGTCCAATATGAGTATTTAAAGACTTTTTAAGATTAAATAAGTTCTCATGTGGAGTCTGTAATCTTCGTTTTCCGAGAGTATCTCCTCGCATATTTTTATCATCAAGTATTAGATCATCAAGAAAAAGCAGCCCATCCAAGAGCTGCCAGTTTCCATTTGGTAAATTAAATACTGGGAAATGTATTCTTTCTATATCTCGATAAGTTATAATCACAGATATTGTTTTTCAAACTTACCCATAGAATAGTCATCTCCGATTTCAAAGTCACAGCCTACAGGAGCGCCAGAAATAGATAGTCCTCTATCCATTTGAATAAATTTCTTCAGCATTTCACAGTAAAAATCTACTTCGTCTTCTGGTACTTCGGCAAGAATAGAATCGTGCACAAGTGCGAATATTTTAGATTTCATTTTCTGACTTTGAATAAATGCATTCATATCAATAGCACCTAAGAGGTTAATATCAGAAGCAGCAGACTGCACCAAAAAATTAAGACCAGACCTAATGCTATGAGATTTGATGCCTTTGTCTTCGGAGGCAACATTTGGCAATCTCCTTTTACGGCCAAAATAACTATATGTAAAACCATTTTGCTCAATAAATTTTTGATTAGTTTCGATCCAAGACTTTAACTTATGAAAAGTCTGAAAATAATCATTAATTACTTCGGCAGCTTCGTTCTTGGAAAAATATTTTCCACTATCCTTTGTAACTTGTTCGCTGATCTTTGCAGGGCCTGCGCCATACATAATACCAAAAGTTACGGCTTTAGCAGCTTGTCGACGATCTGAGTATAACTCTGCTACTTCTTCAACTGCACAAGGTAAGCGAAATACTTTATGTGCAATAGTGCTGTGAAAGTTCCCTCCACTGCGGAATACATCCATAAGGGCTTCATCTTCTGCCAGTTTAGCGGCAACATATACTTCGGCAGTAGTTAAATCCATTGCAACTATCTTAGACCCCGCTGCGGCTTTAATACATCCTTTTACAGCAGGATTATCCCTAGGTAGTTGCTGCATATTTAATTTACCACTAGAAGATAGTCGTCCGCTAGTTGTGCCATGAAGATTAAATCCTGTACGCAACCTTGAGTCTCGATCAAGTTGAGGAATAATTTTATCTAAATAAGTATTCTTGATTTTAGACTTTTGACGAATATCTAAAATTAGTTGAGGTACAGGAGACTGTGTAGATAATTCTTTAAGAACTTCTGCATCCGTAGAATCTGCTCCCGTACCTGTTTTCTTACCTGTAGGATTGAGTCCTAGAAAATCGAATAATAACTTACGTAACTGTAATGTACTGTTCGGATTAAATTCCTTTTCTTGAAGCTGCTCAAACTTTCGTACTCTTTCATCTTTATAAAGAGTACTAATTGCTTTATCAATATCATCTTGCATAATATTTTGAGCTAGATGCAGTCGTTCTCTATCAAAAGGTACACCATTATCTTGGGCATCTGTCAAGAATCTAGTGCCTGGAATTAAGATATTATCATATACCCAACAGAGTTTTTTATTCTGCTTGATCTTTACAAATTTTTCATAAACCATGAAAGTCACAACAGCATCCATAGCTGCATAAGTTTTCATTACATCAAAAGGAATCCATCCCCATTGAAAGTCTCCTTTTAGAATACCATTCTCTCTTCTATACTGATCTATCCAATCATACATAGGCTTTTCATAATCGCCATAAGGAGTAAACTTCATAGCAAGCTGTTTTAAGCCGTGAGTCCCGGGATTCTCATCTATAAGGTAGTGTAGTAACATTGTATCTTCAAACTTTGGAAATTTAAAGTTGAAGTGATACTCAAAAAATGCCATATCAAATTTAGCATTGTGGAAGATTACTGCTTTTTCATTAAAAAGCTGCTGTAAAAGCTGTTCAGTAATATCATCAAAGCAGTTGGTATCAATATAAGCCCCACACTTGCCATTATAACTAATACTAATACCCAGCATATGGCCGTCTCTAGGATAGAGCCCAGTAGTCTCAGAGTCGAGAGCAACATATCTGCATGGATCTTTGATGGCGCAACGAATAAATTCATTAGCCTCCTCCGTATCTTGTATTCCAAAAGCAATACTTTCATCAATTACGGCGTCTTCGATTTCTCCACGAATATAGCCAATTATACTTGCTTTTGAATCTTCCCACGTTCTACGAGCTTCTGGTTTAAAAGCAAGCATAGCAGGATTAATAACAGGTAAAAACTTTTTTTCAACTTTTTTACCAGAGTATTCCGTAACTGAATTAATTCTAGTAAAATATTTTAAAGCGTCTGAGCCAACAAGTATTACCCAGTCATATTTATCTGTATCTATGTCAATATCACAATCTCTTTTCAAAACCTTTTTAATACTTGGATCCGAACATAATTGATATTGATCAAACTCGAAAGCTCCATCGAACTCTCGAGAAAAATTTGTTCTTGACGGTTTCGTCTCTATTAAGGCGACGTTAGCCATATAATCTCTCCTTTAGCTTTTCAACTTGAGATTTAACAAGTGCTCCAGGGTCTGTATTCTCTATGAATACATTTCTGGATGTGAGATCAACTTTCTCGCACATATCTTTTACATTTTCTGCAGCTTTTTGTCCCGCATCGTCTCCGTCAAAGAATATATCTATTCCGGTTATTCCTTGCAGGCTTAAAAGCGACAACTTTTCTTCATTTATATTGTTTGTACCAAAGCAACAAACTGCATTGGTTAGTCCTTTGTCATGCAAATTTATAGCATCAAAAATGCCTTCAACTAAAATTATACTTCCCTTAATAGCGGTTACTTTAGGAAAAAGTGGTAATTTAACTCCTCTAGGAGTAATCATATACTTAGGAGTCCCTCCAGACATATGACGTCCATTAAATGATACTACTCTACCGCTAATATCTCTGACTGGAAATACTAAACGTCCTATATGATCTTTGTCATGATGAGTAAATGCTTGAAATTTTTTATAGGTTTCTGGTTTAATATCCCTCCAGTTTCCATCATAGGGTAAGTATCCTTTTGGGAAAGCAAGTCCAGAACCTTCTGACATTTTCTGCCTAATTTTTTTCTTTAAGTTCTCTCTACGAAGTTGTAGTTGGTTTGCTTTCTCCCCGTAGAAATGAAAAATATTTCCTTTGAATCCACACGCAAAACAATTGAATATACCAGTAATTTGGTCTATTCTCATGCTTGGATTATTGTCATCGTGTTCAGGATTTAAACATCTTACTAAAAAATCTTTACCCTTTGCGTAGTAAGGAATTTTTTTATCTATTAATAAATCTTCTGCATTCATAAAAAGACCGCAATAAGCAGTACTGCCCAAAGTGAACAAACAACTAAAAACGGTAATAAAAATTCAGGTTCTTCTTTCATATAATTAACAATCCGGGTCATAGCTTTGCCATTCATCATACTCAGTTGGCTCATCATAATCATCAGAGTAATTACAATACCACGGCCCACTATCTGGCTCACTATACCACCAATCTTCTTCTAAAGCATTGGGACACCTTACAGGGTCCCCGTTGCTGTATCCATCTCCAACTAGATGTTCTCCGCAATGGGGGCAAGTATCTACAGTATTCCAATGTTCCATAGGGGCATCATGCATTATCTTTTTATCCTATTAGAATCCGTAATTCCAAGTGTAGTATCCGCCAGGGAAAAACCATGGAAATGCGTATATCGCTGTAAACACTAGAAGTGTAGCAATTGCCTCTACTTTTAATTTACTATCGGGTATATCTGGTTGCATTATCTTCTCATCCTAGCAATATCTTTCATTTGCTGTTCATCTATGATTGGAACTGCATTTGACTTGTGCATGGTTCCGATACCTTTAACAAGGGTTCCGGTGTAACGTGGCGGTTCCACTCTAGCGGCAACTCCAACTGTGTCGGGAACCGAGGGGTACTCTGTGGTACTCCTGCGGTAATTATTTCTTGGACTGATACTGATAGTCCTAATCTTGCGAGATACATTTTTTCTTCGCAAACCTTTTTTCTTTCGTCCTGAGACATCATAAGCCATTGATCCATAAATCATTCCCATAAATAAAAAACTCCCGTGACCGAAGTATATATTATACTACAAATCAACGGGAGTGTCAAGAAATATTTTTATATATCCTGGATTTCTTCTCCAGTTTTATGAGAGGACTCCTCTCTTTGATCTGGAGTCAAAGCGTTTTCAGGGCCCATTTTTAGTGTTTCCCAATCCATAGTAGATGTGAAATCAATGGGCTGATTATTTCTTATTTTTACACACTTAAAGGTTACACAACCATCTTCGTGCTGCCAAGGCTCTAGAGCGAATGCTGCATCTGCTGCATCCAAAATACCTTTTGCAAATCTTGCTTCGCCCGTAGCATCAGTTTGATACGGAGAAAAGAAAGGTATTTTATACTCTTGTGCCATTGACTTCAGAGCTTTACTTACTTCTATTTGTTCAGTCCAATCGTATTGACCGCTTCGACTGGGGACACTCGACCTCTTGACCTGATTGATATAGTCTACAATAACTACACCAATATCCATTGAAGATTTTACTTTCATTTCTACTTCCGTCCGAATCTTGCCCAAAGTAAGCGAAGGATCGTATATGACGTCTAGCTGTTTAGTGGGATTTAGTTCACAGCTAGTGGTAAGTTTCTTATGAAAGTCATCGAATTTACGATGCTCTTTGTACTCTGCAAGCAGGTCTTGTCCCTTTTGAAATCTACCGGCCCACCATTCAGCAACTCGTTCCCACTCAGTTACACTAAGATTTTTGGACCGTAAGCGCCCTTGCGGCACTTCTGTAGCGATAGAGCAAAGTCGTTGTAGAATCGATCTGGAGTCCATTTCGATTGTAAAGTATAGTGCAGACTTACCGTCTTGATATACTGAGTTTGCAATATTCGCACAGGTAAGGGATTTCCCTGCGCCTCGCCTACCACCTACAAGAATCAAATCCTTCGGGGAGAATTGAATTTGATTATCGTATTGTGTGTTAAGACCGAGACGCAGGTACTTACCAAGCTCTTCTTCGTCCTCAAATAAAGAAATACGTTGCATACTCTCTTGAGGCTCTTCAAGTTCGACTTTATCTTCTACTCGAAGAATAATGTCGTGAAGATGCTGTACGCTTTCTTCAGCATCTTCAAAAGAGATTGAGTTTTCTACGTAATCATCCAACTCAGTTAGAATTTCACGTTGAGTAAATTCGTTCTTTAAATACTGTAAAAGTATGTAAGGATCGGTGTCAATCTCTATAGTTTCAATCGCGTATATCTTATCAAGAGTAGAAGTATCACGGGTGGATAGCTTTAACTCTTCAATAGAAGGGAGACTATGAAAAGACTCACAGTACTTATCAATTACGGAGAATATAGTGTGGTACTCTTTTGGCAAGTAGTGCTTGCGCACATAACTCCAGGTTTCAAAATCCTGAAGCGAAAGAACTTGCTTGATAAGCGCACTAGCGACGTTCAATTATGTCTCCCCGACGAACACGAAAAAACAACCGCAACGACCCCGCTGCGGTTGTCATATTACCTAAAGGTAATTACTCTGCTGCTTTTGCTGCTTTTGCGGCACCATCGTAGTCGGCAGCAGCCAAACCACGACGAGTCAACATAGTCTTAACACCACGAGCAGTTTTGCCAATAGCTTCTGCGATCTGCTCAACAGTCATAGAAGCAACGTCAGCGATGTCTTCAAAAGGATCAGCTTTTGAAGTGCCCTTGGTAGTCTCTTGGCGAGGAATAGCATTAATGTCGCCAGAGCGAAGCAAGCTAAGAGCCTTACCACGAACAGAGTTTACTGATCGGCCAAGAGCTTCAGCGATGGCTTCAACGAATGCACCGTCGTTTACCATGCTGATGAAAGTAGCCTCTTCATCGGCTGAGTAAGTCTTAACAGACTCAACCTTGGGAGCGGGCTTGACATGATCTGTCAGCTCCATAGAAAGGATTTTGCCCTGCAATTGCTTAGCAGAGAAAGCTCCACCTTCGAAATGATCTGCGATTTGAGCATAAGTATACTCACCGCTGTTGCTCTCGAGGAAAGAAACAAGAGTTGCCTCTTGAGATTCACTGAAAGACTTAGAAGCCCTGGCGGATGCCAGCTCTACTTCGAAGCCCATCTTTCGCAGCTTGGAAGAAACAGAACGAGTAGAAGTCTCCAGACGATCTGCCGCTTCAGCTACAGTTTCTTGAGATACTGGAGACTCATTTCCAACAAAGGAAGTAAGTTCAGCAGTACGCTCATCGGTCCACTTAGGAAGTGCCATATTTTTTCTCCAAATAGGATTTTAAATCCGTTACGATAGTTACGCCAGCGTCTCTGGCTTGTTTAGTTTTTGCCGAGTCAATACCACTCTCATTAATAAGAATCGTTACATCTTTAGTTAGACTAGACTTAACAGTATAGCCCAGATTGGCTAATTTATCTGTAGCTTCCGCTTTTGTTTTAAAACTTTTTAGCCGACCACTAATACATACAGTAGCATCTGTTAAATGTTCGCTAAAACTTTTCGTCTTAAATTTCATATCAAAAGGTAAACACCCATCATAGAAACAATAAAATTCACGGTCCAACCAGTTGCATAGACTCTCAGTTGCTTTTGGGCCTAATCCGGCACGCTCACAAGTGTCTGTATTTATTTCAATAATTGAGTTAATAGTCTCAGACAGCTTCTTTGTTGCCGTTTTTCCGATAAGGGGAATACCAAAAGCGGGTAGTACCATATCGAGAGGAGCTGAAGCAGAATTACAGATTTCTTGATACAACTTCGTACCAAGTTTATCGCCTAATTTTTGGCAGAGTGCTTCAACACTATACAAATAAATCTCGTCAAAATCCTGTATATCTAGCTTCTCGATGGTGGCAGGGCCCAGGCCCTTAATTTTTAGAGTTTTTGCAAAATGCTCGATCTTCTTTTGTTTCTGTGCTGCACAGTTAAAGTTGTGGCAGTACAGTAGCTGATTTGAAGATACAAGTGTACTACCACAAGACGGACAGTCTGCGGGAGGTACAATTTTTCTCAGCATTTTGAGTTCTCCAAAAAGTTAAATATATTATACGGAAAAGTGAGTTAAAAGTCAAGAACTATTTTTTTGAAGGTCTACTCTCTGAACGATTCGAGGAATAATATCTCCACTCCGAATAACTTCTACGGTACAGCCTATCTCTAGCTCTAAACTGCGAATGTACTCAATGTTGTGTAGAGTTGCCCTGCTCACAATGGCACCCTCCACTTCGACCGGACGAAGAATAGCAACTGGGCTGACCACGCCTGATTTGCCAACTTGCCACACAACATCGAGTAATTCTGTATGTACACCCTCTTTCTGCTCTTTGAGAGCGAAAGCGCCGCGAGGATGATGAGCTGTATGTCCCATTTTTTTGAAAGACTTTTGATTGTTAAGGCGGTATACCAGACCATCCGTAGGATAGTTACTGGAGTCGAAGGTCGTAACAACATTAAAGCCTTCGTGGGCCAATGCACTCAT